GTGATCAAAAACGGTATGAAGATTGCTCAAGGCGTTATTGCACCCATCATGCGAGCTGAATTTATTGTGGTGTCAGAATTATCAGATACTAGCCGTGGTGACGGTGGCTATGGTTCAACTGGCGTTTAAATTCTTTTTTATTCCATTGGCGCTGGTGGCAATTATTGCCATCGGCGTTTTGAATTTTATTCTTGAGGCTTGGCTAAAAAATGGCAAGAGATGATACAAAAGCCGAACTTGATGAAGTTTGGCTAGATAAAGCGCTAGGACGCAGGGCATCAATGGCTGAAATTGATGAGTTTGTTGAGCGCGTGGCAATATTAGTTTGTGATGCAGGTATAGACGAAGCAAGAGCAAGAACGATGGCTTTGGAGATGATAAAATGAGCGGTGATAAATTTGATGATGGAAAGCTAAACTACGCTCTAATGCCTTGGAAACCAGTCGATGAAGTTGTTAGAGTATTGATGTTTGGCGCAAAGAAGTATGGCGCTGACAATTGGAAACAAGTCACTGATGCGCGCAGACGTTACTTATCAGCCGCATATCGGCATATCAACGCTTATGCGGAAGGCGAAATAAACGATAACGAATCAGGTTTTAAACATCTTGCACATGCCATGTGCTGTTTAATCTTTATTTTGTGGTTTGATTTGAATGATAAAGCCAAGACTAACTAAGCATCACGGCTACTGGTATTGCGTAGGCAATAAAAGTTGCGGCTTAGGCGTTACACCTAAAGCCGCTTATAATAATTGGGTGAGAAATGCTATTTTTCAGTTGCAGGTTTTAGAATGTAATAATAAATCTTTGGGTAATGCCCAATGCTAAATTAACAGGAGTTAACATAATATGGCTTTTGAAGCGGGAGTGCCTAGACCGGAAAACTCAGGCAGAAAAAAAGGCTCAATTAATAAAGCAACGGCTGAAATCAAAGCAATGATTGAAACTGCTTTGACAGAAGCTGGCGGAAAAGATTATTTTGTAAGGCAAGCGGAAGAAAACCCAGTGGCGTTTATGGGGTTAATTGCAAAAATACTGCCAAAACAAATTGACGCCACAGTTACTGGTGATGTTGTTATTAAAGAAATCAAACGGGTGATTATTGACAACGCTGACGATACAGACTCCGAGAGTATTTAAGCCGCTATTAAAGCCTTCGCGATACAAAGGCGCGCATGGAGGGCGTGGCTCTGGCAAGTCACATTTTTTTGCTGAGTTATTGGTTGAACGGTGTCTTATAAAGACAACACACGTTGTTTGCGTCCGTGAAATTCAAAAGTCGCTTAACCAGTCTGTCAAAAAGCTAATAGAGTCTAAGATTGAGGCTTTGGGTGTTGGTCATTTGTTTGAAGTGCAAGAAGCACAGATTAAAGGCCGCAATGGATCTTTGATTATCTTTCAAGGTATGCAAAATCACACCGCTGACTCAATTAAGTCGCTCGAAGGTTATGACATAGCGTGGTGTGAAGAATCACAAAGCATTAGTCAACGCTCTTTGGATTTATTGCGTCCTACAATCAGGAAAGAAAAATCTGAGTTGTGGTTCTCATGGAATCCTAGCCAAGCCACTGACCCAATTGACTTGCTGTTGCGTGGTGATAACGTGCCACCGGATTCTGTTGTTGTGCAAGCTAACTATCTTGATAATCCGTTTTTGCCTGATGTATTGCACCAAGAAATGGAGTTTGATAAACAGCGCGACCATGACAAATATCTTCATGTCTGGCTTGGTGAATATAACAATAAGTCCGAAGCTAGGGTTTACAAAAACTGGATAGTTGAAGATTTTGAGCGTCCGGCAGGCACAATTTATCGCTTGGGTGCTGACTGGGGATTTGCTAAAGACCCAACTGCATTAATAAGATGCTCAATTGATGAAAATCGGTTGTATATTGATTATGAGGCGGTGATGGTGGGTTGTGAGATTGTTAACACACCGGATTTGTTTAGACGCATACCAGAATCTGATAAATGGTTTATTACTGCCGATAGTTCACGGCCTGAAACTATTAGTCACATGATGAATAACGGCTTTCCTAAGATTAACCCCAGCGTTAAAGGCAAAGGTTCTGTGGAAGATGGCGTTGAATTTTTAAAGTCATTCGATATTGTTGTCCATTCGCGCTGCAAGGAAACAATCCGCGAGTTAATGACATACAGTTACAAAACCGACCCATTAACAGACCGCATATTACCCGTGTTAGAAGATAAAAATAACCATATCATGGATGCGTTACGTTATGCCTGTGAAGGCATTAGACAAGTACGCGAAAAAAAGAAACCCAAAAAGAATATTTACGCATCATATGGCTCTTGGATGTAAAATATGCTATACACGCTACATAATTTAACCTGAGCATTGAAATGGCAGACGATAATAAAATTTTAGAGCGGGCTTATAAACGATTTAACTTAGCCGCTGATTTGGAAAACGAAGGCCGCATTGAGCGGCTAGAGGACATTAAGTTTGTTCGCTTAGGCCAACAATGGCCTGATAGTGTGAAGCGAGATCGTGAAAGACCAGGTCAAGAGCGCCCAATGCTTACGATTAATCGTCTGTTTCAATTTCGCAATCAAATCATTAACGAAATTCGCCAAAATAGACCAGGCATTAAGATTCGTCCAGTTGATGATAAAGCCGACAAAGAAACAGCGGAAATTATGCAAGGTTTAGTGCGTCATATTCAGGATTCATCAAAAGCTGACATTGCTTATGATACAGCAGCAGAATGGCAAGTTGACACAGGCTTGGGTTATTTCAGAATTATCACCGACTATTGCGAGGATGACAGTTTTAATCAAGATATTGTTATTAAACGTGTTGTTGATCCAAACAAGGTCTATTATGATCCTGAATCAACCGAACCAGATGGTTCAGATGCTCGATGGGCATTTGTTATTGAAGATTGGGCGCTTGATGAATTTAAAACCGAATATCCTGATGTTGATGTAACAGCGTTTAAAGACGGTGTAACAGGAGACCGCCAAGGCTGGTTTGGTAAAGACTTTGTTCGGGTTGCTGAATATTTTGAAATTGAATCTAAACCACGCACATTAGTGCAATTACAAGACGGATCCACAGCTTGGAAAGATGAAATTCCTGAAGAATATCAAGAGCTAATTATTGCTGAACGTAAATCGAACGATAAAAGATGCAAATGGTACAAAATCGGCGGCGACAAAATTCTTGAGCAAACAGAATTACCCACTTCATTTATTCCTGTTATTCCTGTGTTGGGTAATGAAGTATGGGTTGAAGGTAAACGCCATGTTCACGGTTTAACTCGATTTGCTAAAGATCCTGCTCGTCAGTATAACTACATGCAATCGGCTAATACTGAGGTTATGGCATTAGCGCCTAGAGCGCCTTATATTGCCGCTGAAGGTCAATTAGATGGTTACGAGCAAGAATGGGCAATGGCTAATCGTCATAACTTGTCGGTGCTAACTTATAATCCTGTTAGTTTCGGCGGTACTGTCATTGGTGCGCCACAACGCCAGCAGCCAGTTAGCACTAACCCAGGGTTTGAATCAGCAATGATGAGAGCGGTTGATGATATGAAATCGTCAATGGGGATTTTTGATGCATCGTTGGGCAATCGTGAAAGCAATCAATCAGGAAAAGCCATTCTTAGCCAACAACGTCAAGCTAATATTGGTAACTTTCATTTCAGCGACAACTTAAACCGTTCTATTAAGCAAGCTGGTCGTATTATTATTGAAATGATTCCTAAAATTTACGATACGCAACGTGTCATTCGTATTTTGGGCGAAGATGAATCACCAAAACAAGTTAAATTAAACCCTGAACAGCCGCAGCCTAAAATCGAAGTGCCAAACGAAAAAGGTGGAGTTGATACAATCTACAACCTAAACATTGGTAAATATGATTTAGTGGTTGATACTGGGCCAAGCTATGCAACAAAACGCCAAGAGGCGGCAGAAAGCATGATGTCATTGGTACAAGCTGACCCACAAGTTTTGCAAATTGCTGGCGATGTGATTGTTCGCAATATGGATTGGCCAGGCGCTGATGAGATTGCCGACCGCATCAAAGCTATGCTACCGCCTCAAATTCAGCAAGAAATGAAATCTGAGGAAGATGGACAGCCTCAAGTTGACCCACAAGTTCAACAGCAAATGCAACAAATGGCGGATATGGTTGAACATTTGAGTCAAGAACTAAAAGCAGCTCAAGCCAAAGCAGAAAGCGATGAAGATAAACTTGATATTGAACGCTTTAAAGCCCAGACAGACCGCATGAAGGTCATCGCAGAACTTGAACAAAAAGGCGCTTTAACTGATGCACAATTACACCAATTGGCATTAGCTAATTTACAGTCCACGTTAGCGCTGGGCAATACTGGCGAAGCTGAAGAAATAAACGAAGAATCCGAGCCTATGGATCAACAACCCGCCGAACAATCGGTGCAACCACCCACTGAGGGGTAAGTATGAGTGAAGAAATAATTGATGATGTAATTGCTGAACCTGTTGAAGAAATCGTTGAAGAACCTATTGAGGAAATCAACGAACCAGAACCAGAGCCGGAGAAAGTGCCCAAAGGTGTACAGAAACGGATTGATGAGATTACAAGAGAAAAATACGAAGAACGCAGGGAGCGACAACGAGCTCAAGAACGGGCTGATAGATTAGAAGCTGAACTTGCGGCTATTCGTAATGGCGAACAACAACAGCAACAACGTCAATTGCCGAATGGCGCACCAGACCCAGACCAATATCCCGCAGGTCGTTATGACCCTGATTATTTGGAAGCGTTAACCGATTTTAAAGTTCAAGCGCGTTTTGAAGCGCAGCGTGAACAAGCCACATTACAACAGCGCAAAATGGCTATTCAAGAGGCTGAAGCAAAAGCGCGTGAGCAATACCCAGATTATGATCACGCAAGTGAGGAATTTTTAACTCATCCATTGGCACGAGTGCCAGCATTTACTCAATTGGTGATGGATACCGACAACCCTACTGAAATAGCTTACTATTTTGGCAAAAATCCAGTAGAATTAGACAAAATTAGTGAAATGACACCTTCACAAGCCGCTCGATATATTGGTAGAATCGAAGCGTCATTAGCTGAAAAAACTTCGGATGTGGTCGTAAAGAAGGCCTCATCTGCACCCAAACCTATCTCCGCCCTGAGCGGTGCAAAAAATACTAGCGTCATTACTGACTTAAGTCAGGCAAAAACTATGGCTGAATACAATGCTTTGCGAGAAAAGCAATTATCCGGCAAAAAATAACCCTTTAAAGACTGTTGAGAAACAGACTATTCCCTTGATGGAGTTTTAAAAATGGCAAATACATTGCTTACCAGTAGTGTCATTATGAAAGAATCTTTACGGATTCTTAAAAATGAGCTAACTTTCACCCGTGGCGTTAATCGCGAATATGACGATAAATTTGGTGTAACTGGCGCTAAAGTCGGTGCAACAATCAACGCTCGTAAACCACCACGTTATGTCGGTCGTACAGGCCAAGCACTGCAAGTTGAAGCATCAACTGAGACTTATGTGCCAATTACTTTGGATACTCAATTCGGCGTGGATATTTCTTTCAGCTCTGCTGATTTGACTTTAAGCATTGACGAGTTTGCTGATCGTTTCTTAAAACCAGCAATGGCAACAGTTGCTAACAAAGTTGATTATGACGGCTTGCAATTGTACAAAGACGTTAATAACTTTGCTGGTACAGCTGGCGTATTAAATGGCGGTTCAGTTACATCTGCACAGGTTCAACAAACCATTTTGGCTGCCCGTAGAAAAATGACTGAAAACGGCGTGCCATATAGCCAAAGAAATATTGTTGTTGATCCTAACTCATCAGCCAATATGGTTTCAGGTTTAACTAACTTGTTTAATCCTTCTGCAACTATTTCTAAAATCTTTAATCAAGGCGCATTAGGCGACAACATTTTAGGTTTTAATTTTGCCGAAGATGCTAACGTGGCTTCATTTACTCCGCAAGCCGCTGGTTCATTGACTGCAATTAGTGCTGTTCCTGCTTCAGGGGCAACTACTTTGTCGGTAACAACTACTGCTGGCACTGTGCCGCGCGGTACTGTGTTTACAATTGCTGGTGTATATGCAATTAACCCACAAAGCCGTCAATCAACAGGTTCTTTGATGCAATTTGTTGTAACTGCTAACACTGTTGTAACCACTTCAGGTACATTACCGATTTATCCTGCTTATATCCCAAGCGGTCAATTCGCCACATGTACTGGCACACCTACTTCAACTGCTGCCATCACTCTATTGTCGGGCGCTGTTGGTGCTGGCCCTTACGCTCAATCATTGGCTTATCATAAAGATGCGTTCACTTTGGCTTCTGCTGACCTGTTATTGCCAGGCGGTGTTGACATGGCAGAGCGTGACAATTTTGATGGTATCTCAATGCGTATGGTTCGCCAATACGACATCAACAGCGATGCTTTCCCTGTTCGTTTTGATGTGTTATATGGCTGGAAAACCATCTATCCTGAGTTAGCAGTTCGTATTACTGGTTAATATCTTTTTAGCGGGTGTAATAACCCGCCTTTTAAACTATTTTAGGAGGCTTTCATGCCAGATTTAAATAATAATAGCTTTGGTGTTGGCCTGTTAAACGGCAAATTTCCAATTGCGTCTTACTCGTCATCTTCATATCAAATTAACGGCGGTTCTGCTATTGCTGCTGGTGCAACTGTGACTGAAACCATTACAGCAACTGGTATTTTAACTACTGATCTTGATGTTGCTATCAGAGCGCGTGATGCTGTTTGGACTGCAATTCCAAAAGGACTGATGTTAGTATCAGCAACTGTAACAGCAACTAACACAGTGACTGTGGTTTGGCAAAATGCTTTAGCAACTGCAATCCCTGCTGGCTCAATTCCAGCTGCTGGCGTTTGGACTGTTATTGCTATTGGGCAGTTTAGTAAATAATGAAATTCTAGCGGGTAGCAATACCCGCTATTTTTAAGGGGGGTTTTATATGTCGGGAGAAATAAAAGTTGATACACTAGGCTTGCCAACAGTTGCACGGCAAGTATCATCTG